TAAATGATAGCTAGGGCTAAACTCACCGCCAAACAAGAACGCTTCGCCCAGCTGGTTTCGTCAGACAAAACTCAAGCCGACGCCTATAGACTAGCGTATGACGCTCAAGGCTCCAGCGATCAGACCATTCAGCACGAGGCCACTCTCTTAGCTCAAAACCCCACAGTTGCCCCACGCATCGCTGAGCTACAGGCCAGATACGCCGATGTGGCCGAACTCAACGCCGCCTATGTCCTCTCCAGCCTAATGACCAACGTAGAGCGCGCCATGCAAGCCTCACCGGTCCTGGATCGCAATGGAAAACCCACCGGAACGTGGGAATACGAGGGCTCTGTAGCCAACAAAGCACTCGAATTACTGGGCAAACACCTCGGAATGTTCGTCAATCGGGTTGAGCACGCCGGTGTGGTGGGATTGGACTGGCATTTACTGGATGGCATGAGCCTAACGGACTTGCAGGCCTTGGTAGACGCGGGCAAGGCGCTCAGGGACGCCAGGGTCAAGGCGATTGAGGGCGAAGGGCGTGTGCTGGAGACGAGCGAAGACGCTGACTCTGGTCAATAGGTACGCGCGCGAGGGAGGATTGTGCGATGATTCACAAGTTACTGAGGGATTTCCTGATAGGTGTGATGGTTGGCGTCGGGATCACACACTTGGCCATCAAAGTCTTTGGTCTATAGACTGGCGTAGAGGATGATTGACGATGTGTTGTTCTCTCTGGGCTGCGGGCTAGTGGGCTCGGCCCTGATCATGGGAATCGTCATCGCGATCGTGTGGCTGTAGACTGGCGTAGAAGGGGAAAGCGCATGCCTAGCGAGAGGATTCTAACACTCTCCCGCATCAGGCGAGAGTTAGGTCAGCGTATGGTCAATGCCCTGGCCCAGTCTATTGTGGAATGGAGAGAGCGACGCGGGCGGAAGATCGGCCCCTCAGTCGAAGAGATGGACGCCAAACGCTACTTCTGGTAAACAAGTAGAGGGTGGTATTGGCGAACTCGCAGACTAGACATGGCGACCGGAGTCCCGTAGGTTAGCCGGAATCCTTGGGCTCGGAGGCAGAAATATGAGAGATTTTGAAGCAAGGGTGAAGCGACTCGAGTACGCCATTGACCTCGCCTTGAACTTGGAAATGGACCCTGCTGCAAAGGCTGGCTTAAGGGGGGCCCTGGGCGAGGAACTCGTATTTGCGCCGATAGAGCCTTTTCGCGAACTGGGCGGAGTTCTGCAAAACGGGGAGGATGACAAAGAAGGAGACGGAATGCGATTACTGAGGCGGTTTCTTGACGGGCACAGGGGCGACGAGCACTGGCGTAAGGAAGCGCTGTACATGGCTGGCGCGGCTCTGTCCGGCGTCGTGGCGGGTCCGGAGGAGATCAAGGAGGTGCTGGAGCGGGCAGAGACGTACCTGAAGTTCATCCAGACGGGGAAGGCTTGGCCGCCGCTCTAGGGCTAACCCCTTCTGGAGGGCAGGTATTCAGGCAAGCTCAGGTGAGGTCGCAGGTTCGAGTCCTGCCGTAGAGCCGATACCTGCCCTGGCCAGAGGTGATTAGCGGAGAAAGGAAGACTGATGAAAGATCGCTGGAAAAGGTTTTCGAGGACTGAAAAGATTTGCGTTGTGTTGGGGCTGACCGTTTTCCTGCCCTTTACGCTGTTCGGGCTCTTCTTTTTCCTCATCTATGCCTCTGGTCTGGCCATAACAGAACTTCTTTTTGAGTAGAGGAAGGAGCGTGATGCCTGAGCCAAATACGGTAAAGCCGCCGCTCGTATATGAGCAAATACCGGTCTGGCGGCCATGCGCTAGGGCAGCCCGACGACCTACTCCCTGGGTTAAGTAGCAGGGCAGCCAAAGGAAGGGGCTGGCGTAAGTCTCAGGGGTAGGGCACAATCCCTGGGGGCCGGTATAGACGGAAGGTGTCCGGTTGGTCGAGGAAACTCTCTCGAAAAGAGCTGGCCTTAACGGGCTCGGGGGTTCGATTCCCTCACCTTCCGTCAGTATCGGAGTGTAGCTCAGACGGCAGAGCGCCGCGTTTGGGACGCGGAGGCCGGGAGTTCGAGCCTCTCCACTCCGACCAGAATTTAGGATGAGTCCGAGGTGGGAGCCAAGGGCGAGGTGACAGATTGGCGATCACTCGCTGTCGGGGGAAAAAGCGCAGACTAGCCATCGGTGGATTAGCTTGGCTCGTATTTAGGGCGGAAGGGCTCATCGAGACGGGGTTTGAGCGGCTGGCGTTGAAAGCGTGATCTTGCAGCGGTCGCTCAAGCCCAGAGTCCTGGGAGTAGAATAATCATAGAACACGACGCCGTTCCATGGGAGGCCGGTCGATGCTTGACATCAGTACCTTACCTCAGACCGTTCTTGGCAATCTGGCTATTCCTGAGTGCGCCACAGTGGAGTTTGACTTTCAGGCGGGCGCTTGGGCTTTTGCGTGCGGTCTGCTCGTCAGCGATAAACTAGTAGCCCGCAACATATCGGCCATGAGATTGCTCGGGGAAATGCACCGACGGCATCATGCCCATGCCGTTCCCTTTCGCAACGGGCGGACGCGAGCTTGGCATGTCCTTGAAACGGTCTCAAGTGAAGGCCTCAGCGAGACAATCACCTTATCCTGCGACTGCCCTGATGCTTAATCTCGTTTCAGGGCTCGTCTCCGGCGCCTGCATGGTAGTGCTCTGGGCCGTGCTGAAAAAGCCTAAACCGCCGCAGTGCTCTAAAGGCGTATCCAGTTGCCCATATCTCCATGAGAACGATGGCTGGGTCCATAATTTCCAGGGTGGTGAGGGCCACTTCGTAAAAAGGGAAGGGAAGCGGCTCTGATGCCTGACCTGACCCTCTTTGAGCAAACCGGTCGGCTGGCGGCTGAGGCGCTGATGCGAGAGAAAGACCGCGACGGGCGTCTCTTCTTCGGCTCCTTTCCTATTGGTCCCTACTCGCCCTGGAGCCCACCTGGGTTGTTCAAGAGGCTGCTCTTGTGGATTGGGTGCGGTATACCTAAATGGTTGACCTGACCCAGACACCCGACCTGGTCGAGCAGGCCCTGCCCCTGGGCGAGATGGCGCTGGCCGGGCGGAGCTTCGTCAAGTTCCTCGATCACGTCTGGATTCTCGAGCCGCCACAGGCTGGTGCGCCCACTGGGGGGCGGATTAAGTTCCAGATGTGGCCCCATCTCATTGAGGGCGCTGAACAGCTCGAACGCCCCTGGAAAATGACTGCCGAGGGGCGTCAGGCCGAAATCAGGCCCGAAGACCTCCAGACCGTCGTGGGCAAGTCCCGTCAGGTCGGCTGGTCCTGGCTTGTCGCCTCCTTTGTAGCCTGGCTATCCGTGTTCCATGACGGCGCCCTCTCCTTGATGGAGTCCGAGGGTCAGAAACAAGCTGCGGAGCTGATGAGGAAGGCTCGATACGTTTACGAGAACTTGCCCGAGTCGTGGCAGCTCCCCCTCGACGCTCAAAGTACTGAACATCTCTCTTTCAAAGGATCTGACTCCGAAATTCACGCTCTGCCCAGCACGCAGAAGGCCGGTCACGGCTTCACCGCCACCATCGCAATCATGGATGAAGCTGATAATCATGAATATCTCGCGGAGGGGATGGCCGCGATCAAGCCGACAACCGACGCAGGCGGTCAGGTTGTGGTACTCAGCACCGTAGAGAAGCGAAAAGCCACGTCGATGTTCCAGTCCATCTACCGGCAGGCCCAGGCCGGTAAGGGCGGCTGGACAAAGCTGTTCGTGGGCGTGTTCGCCCGCCCGGGCAGGGATGAGGCGTGGTACGAGCGCACCATGGCCTCAATCCCCGACGAAGATCTGAAGGGGATGACGCCCCAACTCTACATGGAGCAGAACTATCCTCGCACCGAAGAGGAGATGCTGGCGCCACCCAAGGCGGGAGCCTTCTTCGACATCGACGTCATCAACCAGTACCTCATGACGCTGTGCCGGCAGCCCATGCTGAGTGAAGGGCCGCTCAACATCTACGAGAAGTTCCTGCTTGGCCACAAGTACGCGGCGGGCACCGACACCTCGGAGGGCGTGGGGCGTGACTACTCCGTCACCGCAGTGCTGGACTTGACGACCATGCACGTTGTGGCCGATATTATGTCTAATGAGATCGAGTCCGACGATCTGGTCTACTGGTCCATGAAGCTGCTCGAGATGTACCGATGGCCCCTCTGGGCGATCGAGAATATCGGATACGGGCGCGACACGGCACGCAAGGCCCGCGACCTACGATATCGTAAACTGTTCCGGATGCACACAAAGAAGATAGTGGGCGGCGTGGACCACCAGAGGGAGGACCCTGGCTGGCACACCGATGGCGTCAACCGGTGGGACATCTGGAACGACATGAAGCCCCAGGTCGATAAGGGCGCGCTGGTGGTGTTCAACCGTGCGGGGCTCCAGCAATTCCTTGATGTGATCAAAGCCGGCAAGGATTCCAGGCCCGAGGCGAGAGCGGGCGCGAACGACGACTATCCCATGGCGGTCGGGATCGCGCTCCAGATGAAGCCCTGGGTGGGCTCCGTGATGGGGGCCGGAGAAAAGGTGGTCGCGCGACCGCCGAGCTTCTGAGGCGGGATAGCTAGATGGCGGATCGAAGAGGGCAGCTAGTCAAAGTCATCTGGCGTGACACGAACGGAGTCGGGCGCTGGGTCGACCAAGATCACTTCGCTGACCAAATGAAGCCGGCCCGCTGTGAGTCAGTCGGCTGGATAATGGCTGACACGAAGTCTCACCTCAGCATTGCGGCCAGTCATGATGGCGACGGCGATAACGTCAATGATGGCAGCATTTTCCCACGCTCGGCTATCATTGAGGTCATTCCCCTAACCGAACAGCGCAAGTCTGCCAAACGGAAGGCTGATGGCGCCAGCAAAGAGTGAACGCCAGCGGAAGCTCGCCGGCGCCGACCTAGCCCGCAAACGCCGCGGGGAAAAACGAAGACCGGCATGACGGAGAAGCAGCTTCGGGACTTCGCGCGGAAGAAGAAGTGATAGATGCCTAACTTCGACGAGAAGCCCACGGCGGCGTTCATAGACCAAGCGCGGGTCCATCTGCGTGACCAGTGGGGGCCGTGCCACACGGGTTGGGATACTCGAGACACCTTTTACCACCGAAACTACGACCTCTGGCCCCATCACACCGACAGGCCCAAGACGTATCCGTCACGACCCACCGCCATCGTGGATCGCGCCGCAGATACGCTCATCAATTTCACACCCAATTGGCACCGTGTGTCGCGCAAACCCGACCAGACGGAGGGCGCGGACAGCATCGAGGTGGCGGGCCGAACCATCATGGAGGACTCTGCGCTGCGCGAAATGGTCCTGCCCTTCTCGCAGATGTGGCTCCACCTCATCCATTACCAGTACGCCATTATCGAGGTCGGATTCGACTGGCAGTCTAGGCCGGTAGAGCCGAAACGCGAGAAGGGTGAGACGGATGACGAGTTTGCCGCCCGAGAGGTAAGATTTCGAGTTCAGAAGGACAACTGGAACCCAATCAGGATCCGAGCCCCCGATCCCCGAACGGTGCTCATGGACCCGGAGCAGAAACAGCCCCCCTGCGCGATACAGCTGCAAGGGATGCCTGCCCATGAGCTGGAGACGCTGACGAGGCGGAAGGCTAATCCGGGACCGCGTGTGCGTCGGCAGAACGTGAACGTGTTCCATGTCGTCGACCACAAAGACATGGGTCCGTTTGACACCGTGAACCTCGTTCACTACTGGACGAAGGACTACCACTCGGTCAAACTGGCGGACGGCGAGATTCTCTGGACGGAACGCAATCCCTGGGGCTTCGTGCGGTTCGCTCATGCCTACGCCCGTGCGGGCATCATGCCCCACAACGGTAGTGTGAAGGGCGGTTTCAATCCCGCTTTCATTGCGCGAGGTATGTTGGAGCCCGTTGAGGATGAGCTCCGCATGGCCGCCCAGGGTACCGCCGCCCGTCACAAACTCGGCGTGGACGCGGCCTTTGCCCTGGTTGGTACTGAGACGCTTTCCCCCGAGGAGCTGGCGGAGGCTGAAAAGGTAGGCGGGTACGTTCAAGCCAATAAGGATAGCGTTTGGGTTGTGCAAACCCCCCAGGTCCAGAATTGGATGTTCCAACAGGCCCAAGAGATTGATTTAGGCATTGATCGCGGCACCTTCACCGACATCCTGAGTGGTTTCCGACAGCAGGGTGTGAGCACGGTGGGGCAGCACGCATTGCAGTCTCAGGCCGCCAATCGCCAGTTCCAGACCCCCATTATCCAACTAGAGCATCTGGCCAGCATCGGGGGACAAATGATGCTCCAGATGGTGCTGGTGCTGGACGAACTCTCGACGTTCGGGCAGATTGGCATTAACGGCAAGATACTGAAGGCGTCGGAGATAGGGCACGATACCAGTGTGCGGATCACGTTCTCCGATATCAACCCCGCGCTGGCACTTCAGGCCAAGGAGTCCGATAGGCGAGACTTCGAGCTCGGCCTGATGAGCGAGGAAGACTTCATCCGCCAGCACCACTCAGAGGATGTGACGGGCTGGAGTCAGAGGATCGACGAGACTCGTCTGTGGCGCAGACCCGCACTGGTTGAAGTGCGTGCTGACGATGTAGCGGCCAGATTGGGTGTCGAGGACGAGCTCAGGCGGGCCAGAGAGCTTGAGCAACAGCAGACAGACCGCGCTCGCAGCGCCAACGAGGTTCCCAACCCTGCCGAGGGCCAGCCTATCCCAGAGAGCACGACAAATCCGTTGAGGCAAAGCCTTGATGGCGCTACTCAGAACCCGGCGAGGCAGTAGAGCATGGCAGAGATTCGCAACCCGTTCGCCCGCTCTTCAGAACGTGTCCTAGACAGGCTCAGGGCGGGGCGAGATAGGACCGCTCGTCAACGCCCCTTGCCCAAGCTGGGCACCGAGGGGGGGAAGGTATCCAGACGGCGCAGCAGCCCCGTGCTGGCCCTGTACAAACGCCTCGGCGTGAATCTGAAGGACTTGCAGGCCTAATGGCTACACCGCAGGAACGACGTGACGCAGCCCTGGCGCGCATCCTCAAGGCGCTCAACGACGCGCTGAACAAGCCGCCCAGAGAGGGCGCGGTTCCAGTCACGGCGGAGGCTCTTACGGCCGGCGCAGAGGCCCTAGCGGCTCGCAGGCCCGAGTTGGTTGAGGCCGCGCAGGCTGCTGCACAGCTCGCTGGGCCCGCTCAGGCACCTCGCCGAGAGGTCTATACGCTCAGTGATGCGCAAACATTCTTGACGGACACGCAACGAATGGCGGAGGCTCTGTGGTCGCGCAGCACTGGACGCCGAGTTGAAGGGGCCACGAGAGATGCCCTCACCGCTTATCTCGTAGATAACCTTCTCCGTGAGGAGCGGGGCGCGCCCGCCACCACGATTGAGGAGATCGCGCAGCAGGCGGTGGAGACGCAGGGCGCGGCTGTGCGTGAGTTCCCCGAGCGCGCTCTGTTCAGCCAACGCTTGCGCGCAAGCGCGGACGCGCAACTCGATGCGGGCCTGATCGACCAGGAGACCTTCAACGCGCTCGTCTTCCCCGCCACGCCGATCGCGGACTTGCCCGCCCGGTTCCGTGGTGGCGTTACCCCTTCGCTCGCATCCGGCAGGCAGGCAGAGGCGAAGGCGCTTGGCGTCATTAGTCAGCTTGAATCGAATATGCCGGACATACTCAGGCAGGCCGTGGATGTCGGGGAGGTGGCGGACTTCCGAGAGGCGGTCGGCAAGCTCGTGGCCGCACAGACCGATGAGGATGCCCTGGAGGGCACGAACCTGTTCCCCGCTCCGGAGAGCCCAGGCCAGATCAGGGCGCGGGAACGCGCCGAGGGTGCGGCAGAGCTTTTCACCAAGGAGGGCAACCTGGGCCGTGCGGTCGAAGACCTGCTGCGCCAATCGAGCCGCGCCGCCGACCCGTCCCTGATTCTTGACGAAGACGACAAGAAGGCTGCGACCAGGGCCAAGCGCATGTTCACGGAGGGGCTGAAGCAGTTCCGCGCCAAAATCCTGGCGGAGTCACCCGGCATCTCCGAAGAGGCCCTGGCTGGACAGCTTGCCGAGTTCGGCAATACCTTCCTTGAAAGCGGCCAGTACGACCAACTTCAGACCGCCGTGTCGGAGGCCTTTGAAGCTCAGGAGTTCCGCAATATAGACCTTGCCAAGAAACGCATAACCGAAATGCTGGGCGAAGTAGGTCTGGACGCCGCCGATATTCCTGAAGATATCTTCGAGGGCCTGGCCTTCAGTGCCGTACAGGGTGGGGGCATTGACGCTCAGAATCTCGTCAACGTGTTCCCCCAACTTCAGCAGGTGGGCCGGAACCTGGAGTTGCAAGAGGCCCGTTTTGACGCTGCGACTCCTGCGGGCGCCAAGGACCTCCGCGACCAGGCCCTCTTCGACCTCGGGGAGGTGCCGCAATCCTTCAGCCAGGAACAGCTTAGCGCCATGGACCAGTTCATCGCCCAGAGTGGCGGCGCGGAGAGTTTCGAGCGTGAAATTGGCCCACGCCTCCAGGAGATGAAGCGGCAGAATGTCCTAGGTGATCTACCAGGGCGGTTTGGTCCAGGCGGTGGAGGCAGGGCTGGTTTTCCCACGTTCGAGCAACTTGACGCGCTGCGGGCGGAAGGTCTGGGCGTGGCCCCTGCGGGGAACATAGCGGCCCTGCGCCCCGGCCAGACTCAGACACCCTCGACGGTCCGTGCCCGTATAGGAAGCCAGTTGGGAGCCAGTGGCGTCTCGTCCCCGCTCATGCGTCGTGAAGAGCCCATAGAGGGGTTTGACCAGCTCGAGTCTCTATTGCGTGAGGCGGCTGGGGAAAACGTGCCTCTTCTGAGTTTCCTGTTCGGGCGTGAACAGCTTCAGGGATTCGCGCCGACCTTTCGTGCGGCACAGCAACGCTCATTGAGGGAAGAGCGAGGTAGGTTTCAGACGATTGGGGAGGACTTAAGCGGGACTCTTCGGTCTCTCCGGTCTTTCCCTCAGTTGACGGCAGAAGCACCGCCGGGTGGGGGGGTCCAGAGAGCGGCTGAGGAGGAGAGGCTGCGCGGGAAGATTCGAACAGCCTCTCGATTCCAGAGGATGGCGCGCTCTACGGTGGACTTTCCGCGATTTGCCCAGGAGCGCATTGAGGGCCTGAGCGCAGAGTTTGCTCAGAGCCCCACTGGAATACTCGAGGAGCGGAGACGGACAGCGCAGGCTGAGAGTGAGGCCGAGCGCGACCGGCGCCGACTGCTGCGTGGCGGTGGCCGGACGGTGTTCCAGCGTATTTGACCATGCGACATCTGAGACACCTGGCATGGTCCTTGGCGGCCGGTGGGGGCGGTTGGCTGCTAATAATGTGGGACGCTGGTAACTGCATTAGTCCATATGAGGCCCCTCATTTTGGTTGCCTCGCTACGACCATTACGCCGTACTGGATCATGGGTGTGGGAGCCGGCCTTGTCGCGTTCGTGGCAGTGCTGAATCACCTTTACAAAAGAGAAGATGCCTGATCCGTCAGAACCTCTCTCGCGTGAAGTCCTAGACGCCATCCAGGGCGGGCGATCGCTGCCGCCTACTGAACCCGCGCCTCAGCCTGCCGCGCCCGTGCAGACACGGCCAAGGCCTTCAGTAGAGTTCCCGCGATTCGATTTCCCCCCAGTTGATCCGGCCTTGAGCCGCCGCCTCGTTACCCCGATCGGGGACTTGACCTTCGGCCAGAGGGAAGAGAGGGGCGGCGTGTTCGGCTTTCGCATCCCCCAGTTCGACCCGTTCGTGGAGGCGCTGGCCGGTACTGTTCGTGGTGCAATCGAGAGGGTCGGCGATTTGCGTCTCCCCGGGACACAGGGTCGACTTGACGACATCATCGAGCAGATGGGCTTTGACCCAGATGAGTTGCGGCTTGTTGCAGAGGAAGATGCCCGCAACCGCCGCCCCCCCTCCCAGAGCAGGACATTCCGGACCGTAGCGGGGCCTGACTTCTTAGGAACTGCCCGCGAAGTTCTAAGTTTCGCCGAACGCGAGCTACGGCGCATGGATGCACCCCGCGGCGCTGCGGAGATTGCGGGTGCCGTTACGGGCGGACTGGCCACTCTGGGAGCCGGTGAGGAGCCTCGTCGTGCCGAGGACATCACGGCACTTGAGACCGTGCTGTTCGCTACCCCGCCGGGCACGCTGGTAGCCCCTCTGCTGGGGCAGGCCCCTCGCTTCGTTGGCGCTGCGGCAAGAGGGCGTGGCCGGCCAGCGCCTTCATTTGTCCGGCGTGACATAACCGAGCTTGCCGCGACCGAACGGCCAGTGGCGGGTGTGCGACCGAAGCCGTCAGAGATTCCTAATGGGCCACGAGTCGCTGACCCCAGCGGGGCTCCTCCTGGGCCGGTCCCCGCTGGAGAACCTGCTGCTAGGCCGTTCAATATCATTGAGGGCCTTGCGCGGGAGGAGGCAGGGCAGCAAGTTGGTGCGCAGGGTCGGTCAGAAATTCTTGACAACCTAACGCGGGCCATGATAGCTACAGAGGGCGATGCTCCCAGTTCGATAACGTGGGTGCGCCGCCAGACAGAACGAGGACTCAAGACCAGGCCTGACCAACGCTTGGGCGAAGAATGGCTTATACAGGTCTCCACGGCGGGCTGGCCTCCCTCACGGCTTGCCAAGTTCAGTCTGAAATTGGCGGAGGATGTGCCCGAGTCGTTCGGGAAATTTTATCGACTAAAAGGCATCTCGCCTGAAGCGCCTCGTGCACTTCCTGAAGGGGTTCCTCCCCTGCGTCCAATTGCTGGGGGGAAGGCTACGCCGGAGGAAGTCCTAGCGGAGATACAGCGGGTCGCGACGATTGGTGAGAAGGTGCCACGCACGCTCCTACGGCGGCACGGCGGTGCGTTGAGAGAAGCGGAGGACCAGGCCAAAATCGTCGTCCTCCAGGGCAACCGAGAGCTGCGCGACCTGGGCATAGGCCAAGTGGTACGAGGCCGGCTGGCCCCACGGCCGAGTGATGTACCGGAGCTGACCGAGCTGAATCGGGCGCTGCACAACCCGAGCAAGATCGCGTCCGGAGAGTTCACGATCTCGGAACGTCTCAGGCCCCACTATGAGCGTCTACGCAAGCTCACCGACTGGGAAGAGGCGGCGCGGATAGACTTCGACCCCGCGATGGCCACCGTGGACGACTACTTCTATCGTGGCTGGAAGACGCCCAAGAGCTTCCCCGGGCCCGGACTGGGGCCTGGCGCGCTGGGACGTCGGCCTGGGTTCAAGTTCCCGCGCCAGAACGCCACCTTCGATGAGATGCTCGACGCAGGGTTCGAGCCCCTGTTCTGGAACCCATACGAGCAGTGGCGCGTATCTCGCCTAATGGGCGTTCGTTACCGCCAGCAGGTACAGCTCATAGACGACTTCAAACGTGTCGGTATCGCGGTTCCCGACGCGGGCGGAGTGGGTATAAAGGGATGGCGGACTCCCAAGGTTGGACCTGCCTTTGAGGGTAAGCCCTTTGCCAACGCTGAGACTGGGCAGACAGGCTTCACGCGGCGCTGGCTGGTACCCAACGAGTTTGCAAATCGGCTAGAGAATATGTACGGCGTCCCCGTCAATCTGGGTACCGTCCGTGTTGGTGGGCGAGACATTGACCTGCTGAAAGCTATCGACGTGGCCACGTTCCTGCCGAAGCGGGCCAAGCTGTTCGCCTCTATCTTTCAGCAGCGCGACTTCCTCCAACGCAATCTGACCGGCACCTGGGCCACGATGGTGGACGAGCTCAGGGCTGGCCGTCCTGTTGAGGCCGTGCGAGCTCTGGCGCGCTGGCCCAAGTCGGTCTACGAGATGGTCCAGGCCAACCTGGGGCCAGGTGCGAGGGAGAGGCTGCTGAAAGAGTGGAACAGCACGACACCACTGGTTGAGGGCAGGCCGGGTGTGCATCCGCGAGGTCTCGTCGAGGCGGGGTTGAGTCGGTTTGACGTAACCTTGCTGCCTCAGAACCTCGATGAGATACCACGTCTCGCCGCTGCCGACGCGGGGATGTTGGGCGTGAAGAGGGTTATGCGCCTCGTGGGCGATGCCGAGAGCGCGATGCGCCGCGGACTGTTCGAGGGCTGGTATCCGGCGGCGCAACTGACCGATATCAAGAACAACATCGCGCCGCAGTTTGCCAAGAAGTTCCCAAACCTCTCGGACGAGGCCCTGAACGGTATGATCGCCCAGTTCACGAACATCAAGTACTCCACCATCACGGCGGAGCAGAGCGTGTTCCAAAACCGCTTTATTCGAGAGATTCTGCGCAGGGTGTTCTTCTCAATCGGCGAGAGTGAGGGGTTGCTCAGGCAGGCCACTCAGGCTATACGGGGGCCGAACGCCGCCCTGTGGCGGAAGCAGTGGATAGCAGCCTATCTGGGCGTGATGGCGACCGCGAACTTAATCCACTTCGCCTCAACGGGGGAGAACCTTCCCTTCGACCGCTACGTGCCGATATCGAAAGATAACTTCGGCCCTCTCCCCTTCGGGTACAATCGTGACTTCGCGGCACCCAATATCCCCCTCACGGGGCGTACTGGAACAGAGATACTACTGGACGTCGTCGGCCAGATGGATACGGCACTGCGGATCCTCAACCCAGTTGGGTTTGTCACGTCGAGAGAGTCAGTGCCCATACGGGCTATAGAGAATCAGGTGCAGGCCAAGGACTTCTTTGGACGTCCCATTGATGAAGTCGGACCTGGAGGCATCTACTCGCGCACCGCGCAGCTCGCCGACGACCTTTTCTCGCCGATCGGACCTGGGGAGCTCACCCGCCTGGCTGCCGATCGCATCCCTGGCGCAGAGGGTGTGCTGTCGCCCGGGGAGGAGCGGCTTGGCACTCAGGGCAGGCTCATTCAGGCTACGGGTCTGAACGTGCGCTCTGAGGTTACGGGGAAGCTGTTGGATCGCACGGCTCAGGCGATGTTCGGCCTAGACTACGACAATCCCAAACTTGGGCCTAATGAGCGTTTGGATGTTCAGCAAAGCCCCGATGTGCAGACAGAGCTTCGGCTCCGGCGTGAGACGGCGGTGGAGCGTGGAGATCAGATTTCCATCTACTATGCGGCACGAGAGGGGCGTATCGAAGAGTTCAACCAGACTGTCGCTGCCGTGGCGGAAGAGTTGGGCCCGGGGAAACAGTTCCGGAATCGCCTCACGGAGTTGCAGCAGGAACGGGCGACACGGCTCGATGAGGTGGAGCAGTTCAACGCCGAGGCCATCAAATTACTGGGCGAACGGGAGCCAAGAGAGCACAGGTTGGACAGGGCGCTGCGCGCCTACTTCGATGCCCTAGAAGAGGCGAAGCTGGAAGACCCCGTGACGGGCGACTTTGACTTTGCCAAACAGCGCACCGTGCTGGCCGCTCTGCGAGAGCAGTGGGGCGAGGATGTGATTGACGAAGTGGAGGAGTTCGTACACCGAAATGATCATCCCCTGGTGACTCAGCTTCGGCAGTCTCGAGAGATACTGAAACCCTACTGGGGCCTGCGGGAGGTTATGGCGGAGCTTCTGGATGAGGCGGGAGCGTTTAAGGAATGGAGCGCGCTGCCCAGCGAGGCGAAGCAAGACTTCCTTAATCAGAATCTGGGGCTGAAAGAGGCGTTCCGACAGGCTGACGGCATGAAGATACGGCTACGGCAGACGAACGCGGAGATTGACCGCCACCTGCTCGTCTGGGGCTACGCGACGAAGGCGCAGCACCCGGAACTGAGGGCCGAGATGGAGATTCTGAGACGTATTGGCGGTGGGACGGTCCTGGACCGCGCGTCTCTGTTACCCCAGTTACCCGAACGTGAACCGGCGATGGCGGTGCCGCGCTGATGAAATACGCGGACATCAGGTGCGATTGCTGCGGCGTGTACAAGATGGCTGAACTGCACGATGGGAAGGTCATTATCAAGGATAAGCGCCACCGTCAGGAGCACGTTCTGGTGCTCTCATTTGACTTATTGCAGGTGCTGAGTTTAGAATCTAAGGTAACAGCCACGACATAAAGCTAGTCTGCCCGACCTAGCCGTGAGAGCGGCGATGAAAGACGCGAGAGCGTTCGGTAATCGCCGCTCTTTCTTTTTTGGAGAGAAAACGATGGCTGAAAACACTGAGCTGGACACGCCGCTAATCGGCGGAAACAGCCCTGCCCAGCCTCTAAATGGGGCCACAGAGACTCCCCCTGCCCAGACGGACCCGCCCGCAGAGCCCAAGGTCGGTGCCGAGGCGGACGCCCCGGCCAAGGCTGCTGAGGAAGAGGTTGACTACAAGGCCAAGTTCGAGGCTGCCGAGGCGCAGATAGCCAAGCTGGGCCTTGATCGGAAGGCCGAACAGGTTGGCCGGCAGCGGACCGCCGAACGGGACGCGAAGATGGACGAAATCCTGGATGGCCAAAAGGCCGTGCAGGATAGCAACGCGGCGCTTATCAAGGCGCTGAACTCAGGAGAGAACGAAGGGCTACCGGCAGAGCTGGAGGAGATAAACCAGAACAGCCGGAGCCGGACATCGTTGTCACGTATACGGGTGCAGGCGCAAGGACTGCTGGAGGCCCTGACGGACATTGGCAAGGACGAGGATGGCAACACCGTCGTGGACATCCAGCGGGACGAGCGTTTCAGCGCAGTGCGGGACGACTGGAACAGAATCAGCGGGGACGCCGCCCTAGAGCCTTCAGAGAAGCTGGCTCAGCTTTCCAGAGTGGTCACTCAAGCCAACCTCACCATGAGGGGCATTGACCGTGACCTGGCAAAGAAGGCCATCGAAGAGGCGAAGAACGCTGGTGAGGTTGGGCGCAAGAAGGCGCTGGAGGAAACCGGCCTGCTGGACACTGACGCAGGTGGCAGGACGGGGCCCGCTGAGGGCTCCGTGGCACCGTTGCTTCAGAAATACAACACCGGAGCCCGCGTCACGCAGGCTGAAGAAAAGCGAGTAGCTGAGTACCTGGACACCCAGTTGGATGAGGCACCTGGCAGCGCCCTGGTCTCAGCCTAGGAGTAGGTAAATGGCAAGCACAACCACAGATGCCCTGAACGACTCAATGGACGTCGTGCTGGCCGCTGCCAGACGCACCCGTGAGCACGAGCCTGGCTTTCAGCGGACGGTGAAGAACGTGCAACTGGCGGAGGGTTCGGGCCTCAACTGGCGTGAGGCGCTGTACGCCCAGCTCAACGCCTTCGCGGTGGGCGAAGACCAGGAGTTTGACAACCCCGAGACGCTCACCGACACGGTTATCACCTTCCGCCCGCAAGGCATGGTGGTCCAATACTTCTTGCTCGACGAGGTTAGCCGCCGAATGTCCAAGCGGGGATTCAGCCTGCTTGGCCCGTTGGGGCAGGAGGCCATCGAGCGGCGCAAGGATGAGGACGGGCTGGCTACCCTGGACACTTTCACCAACGCACTGGGCACGGCAAACACCACGCCCCAATCCGGCCACATCTCGGCGGGCGTGTCCCGCATCATGGGCAACCAGACCGAGCCCGGGGCGGGGCCGTTCCACGCCACCAACCACCCGTTCATCATCAAGGACCTGCAAGACGAACTCGTGGCCGCGGTGGGCACCGCTGCCATTCCCGAAGGGCCGACCGCACAGGTGCTCAAAGGTGGGTTCATGACCATGGGCGTCCTGTTCATGGCCTCTGTGCACATGGCGGGCAACCTGGCCATCAACTCCAGCGCCGACGCGAAGGGCGGGATCTACGCCGAGGGTGGCGCGGTCATCGTGCAGGGCGCGTCCCCCACAATGGTGGCGGTCAGGAACGAGAAGCGCGGACTGGGCGGCTCGGACATCATCCACCGAGACCAGTACGTGTACGGCATCCGAAACCAGAACTGGGGATTTGAGTGGATTGGAGACGCCACTGCCCCGACAAGCTAGTGACGTTCACTAGTGGGTACCCATTAGCCGCCTGAGAAGCGGATGGGCAAGGAGATAGGGAATGCCTAAAGGATCATTCGGAAGACTACGCAACTTCCAGGACTTCATGAACACGTTCGAGGACGTGACCTGGTCTGCCGCTTCGGTGGACCTGGGCGAGGGCTGGTTCATGGTGTCTGTCAACGAGGGCACGATAAACGATGTCGTCGATGAGACCGGTGGGGTGCAGCAGTTCCTGACCGACACGGGTGACGACGACAACGTGGTGCTCGCATCGGGCTTGTTCTCACCAGCTGAGGGCCGGATGCAGACCGAGGCGCGGTACAAGGTGGCCGACGATGTCTTGGTGGCCTTGTACCACGGCTACACCGAGACGCTGGTCGTGGCCACCCCTGTGATGCCGGCCAAGTTCGCCACCGCCACGATGACGTACAACGGCTCTGGCGGCATGACGGGCGTGCAGTACGACGACGACGGCACCACCGACGACCTTCGGTCGTTAGTGGGCGACGGTGGGGCGGCGACCGCGGGATCGGGCAACGGGACCGTGCTTGGAAAAGGCACCGTGACCGCGGACGAGTATATCCTGAGCCGCGTCGAGGTGGGCGAGGATGGCTCGAGCCATGTCTTCGCGGGCCTGACCGATAACAACGAGATGTCCCGCATCGCGAGCTATGTCGCAGGGCTTACTCCCGCCGATCTCTTCTACGCCATCCTGATGCTGGAGAACCGGGAGGCGGCGGCCAAGGAGTTCGAGGTTGATTACGTGTTCTGCGATGGCGGACGGAGCTGGTCAGTCTAGGGAGAATGACTACTAAAGTAGTCCCCATCGGCGGCGGTAACCGCCTGCACGTGCCCGCGCATCTGCGTGGGAAGACGCCTTCGGGGGAGATAGAGATTCTTCGCCGGATGGTGCTGCTGGCCAATGCCAAGGAGCGGCGGCTGGTGCTGACCTTCCCCGACAAAGGAGTGGGCTACGTCATATCGAGTCCCCGCGAACTGAGAGGGCTGATTGAGCGCCTAGAGGCGGTGGAAGCCGAGCTGTTCAATGAGGGCGGCCGGAACATGGCCCAGGCGCTCAGGAAAGACATAACGGGCTAACTTACAGTCCAAGGACAGTCCTGATTTAGCGGGACAGTAAGGAGAATGAAGTGGCACGATCTTCGAGGTTCACCGGCGTCTGGATAGATAGAGAAAACAGCCGCCTCCTCGTCTACGTAGAGGGCACGGAGGTGGCGCGTTTCGATAACGCCGGTTCCGACCTCACTCTTCTAACCAATGGCCTCACCATCACGGCGGGAGGCCTTGCTATTACGGCAGGCGGACTCCTGATCGCGGCCGGCGCCATCGGGTACAAGACCGGCGCGGGCGGAGCGGTCACGCAGCAGACGGACAAGGGCACCGGCGTGACCCTGAGCAAGGTCACTGGCACGATCACGACGGACAACGCCGCTCTTGCTGCGGCCGCCGAGGTTACATTCACTGTAACGAACACCGAGGTGGCCATCGGCGACACCATTGTCCTCAGCATCCAGTCGGGCGGCACGTCGGGCGAATACCTCGCCCATGTCACCGACGTAGGGGCAGGTGTCTTCGACATCACGCTGGCCAACATGTCGGCCTCCTCTGCCTCCGACGCGGTGCTGATTAACTTCGCGGTGATCAAGGCCGTGTCGGCATAGCCAATGATGGTTCTGGAAAGCTCAGCCCTAACGGTGATGCCGGACGAGAAGTGCTTGTGGCTGAAGGAGGAGGACAGGCTGGCGCCCCCGACCTTTCAGAAGTGGCACCGGTTCCAGCAGATCCGAGTAATGAGGGGTGACTGGCCCTCGACCTACGAGTGGGACATGGGGCCAAGGTCCATGTACCGACGAGCGGCCCTCTTCGTGCCCACCGGTATAGCCCATCTCAAGAACGGCGATAGGGTGGCCTCAGACGAGAATGTCCCGTGGGAGCAGGTACGGCGCTACGAGCCCCTGTACCGCGTGGGGAACGTGATGGACATCGCGGACGAGCTTCGCGCAGAAGCGCCCAACGAAGACCTTCTGCCACCGCCCAGAGACCTGATACAGGAGTACGTGGACAGGGCTGAGGAGATAGAGAAGTGGCGCACGTACCGCTCCACGTTCGGCCCTGGAGGAGCCTTGGTGAGGAACTGATATGACGACACAGCAGGAACAGGCAGTCGCGGACTTCTTGGGAGAAGAGGTAGCGGCGCCGGTTGGCGACTACCCCATGCGGCCCGGGCAGGCGCTTGCATCCTCGGTAGGGGGCCAGCCCGTGGGGGCGAAGGTGACTGAGGTGGACAGAGGCCGGTGGATACTGGTCTACAACACCCGCACTGGCGAGTCATCCAAGATGAACGTGGTCCACCGTCCGTTCCTCGACCCTGCGAATCCGAGGGCGTGGCGGTGGTCGGACGGTACGATGCAGTTGTCCATCACGCCGCCTGTCGGCATAACGCCCGTGAGGGGCGAGTTCATGTGCCGCCTGCATCCAGACCATGCCGACCGAGCGCACTACGATGAGATAGGCCTACGGGGCAAGGGGTGCTTCGAGGATGGCGGTGGCAAAGAGGGCATCCCGTCCGAGTTTGACGTTCAGCTCCACATGGAGAGGCGCCACCGGCGGGAGTGGGCTCTTATCAAAGAGGAAGAGGCTCGCAGGGAGAGACTGGACGACAGGGAGTGGCAGCGCACCATGGTTATGATGGCGAGGGGTGAGGCCCCGGCTGAGGCTGCTCCTGTCGCCCCAGTTAGTGAAGCGCCTTCAACGGAAGTAGTGCCACCCGCAGTAGCTAAGTCCAAGCCAAAAGCGTCTATGACGATTCTGACCTGTGCCAAGTGCGGGAATCGTTTCAGGGCAGCGACTAAGGCCCGTGCTGAGAGCAAGATGAAGAAGCACGCCAAAAACTCGCACGCAGGGGCGGCCTGATGACGACAGACGCTAAGGTCCCGATCACAGACGTGGAAGCTGCCCTTCTCAGGGCCAACGCGCTCTACGTGGTGGCGATGTCCAAGAAGGCCGAAGTCGCCAAAGTGGACGAGGCCATTCAGGTGGAGCGAGAGAAGGCTAATAAAGCCTTTGAGTCGGCGATGGCAAGAGCCAACACGGCCCTAGCAACTGCTCGGGAGAAGGCTGAGGACGCACGTGACGCTGCCACCGCAGACCTGGGGGACCGCGCCACTGCCGCACAGCAAGCGGCCAGCGAGGCATGGAACGACCTGGTGCAGTATCAGGCCAAGTTCTTTGAAGAGACGGGGCACACGATAGACCTGACGAGCCCGCCTCGTGAGCGTAAGACACCAATCAGACTGTAGCCCATACGAGGTCTTCTGAATGCCTACCACGGTTAAAGATAGGGGCATCCGCAAGATGAGGGGCATTGCGCCCCTGACAGGATTGCAAGATGTCGTTACGAATCCTGAGCGTAGACGGGCGATCAATCTGCGTGCTGGCGCCGACGAATTTCTTGCAGAATCGGCCGCTCAGGACTCTCGCATAGGCCTCACGCCTCGAATCGCGGAGGTGTGGTGGCATGACGTGTCTGCGAATGCCTGGCATGACCTTCGGGCTCCTGGCGACAGCCCTGGAGCCATCTTGGACAGTGCCCAGGTGGGCATTGTGCAGTTCACGCTGGACACCGACGACTTCCTCTACATAGGCGCCGTGGCCCCCATCGCAGGAGCTAGGTTCACCATCGACAGCACCATCCTGAATAACAACGCCGCGACCTTGACTGGAGAGTACAGCAGTAGTTCGCGTGGATTCAGAGCATCGGCCATCACGGAAGACACAACCTCTGGTGGTGCCCCGTTTGGGAAGGCTAGCGGTAATTTTGAGTTTGACACGGTTCCAGGAAGAGGCACCTGGGTAGCGATGGACCTGCACAAGGGTCAGCCCTCGTACCCAGGACAGGGCATGAAGCTCTACTGGTTGCGTATCGTGACTGACACCTTGCTGGACGCGGTGGAGATAGAGCAGATAGCCGCGTTGCTTGAGGTGGTAGCCAACGATACGGGCGACGCAGACGCCTTCCATGTGGATGACCTACGCGAGTACACCGTGCCGATGGACGGAAGCGTGGGCGGCATCGAGTTCTGGAGTACAGGTACGGACAGCACGATCAATCTGAGCTGGTTAGTTCGTTGACGTAGGGCGAAGACATCTACGAGGACGAACGGAGGCCCTGAGCCCAATGACGGGCCCGGGGCCTTTTGGGGTAAGAGCAATGGGAAACAAGAACAATCGTAACGCCAAGATGCCTGAACCAATCGAGGCTCTCACGGCAGAAGTTCGCGTGGGAGAGCAGGATCTCCAGGCGATGTTCAATGCAATGCCAGCCGCACGATTCCTGGCTGAGAACTTCGCGCTGCGCAGGATGGTGGCGGAGAGGGATGCCGAAATCCTGGAACTGACGAAGCGGCTCAAGGTGAATGCTGGATCATGACCATTATCGATGTTGGGCCAGGCGGCGCCGTTGCGCTGGGCTTCGACAACGACGTGAAGCTCTCGTTCGGGACCGGCAACCGCTCGCAAATCTATAACGACGGCACCGACAACTTCTGGGACTTAGTGACGGTGGGTTCTGGCGGGCTGATGATTGCGGGTGCGGCCTCGTTCCCTTCGCCTGATGCGGGTATGGGGTCAGCAGTGCATCTCTGGCATGGTAGTGCTGGAACTGTTAGTGCAAACAACCAGACAACTCTAATTCTTGAAAGTTCTAGCACTGTTGCACTCACCCTGCTAAGCCCCAACAATCAGGCAAGGGCCATCTATTTCGGTGAACCCGCACAGGCCATTCGTGGCTCTATCATCTATTTTGGCAGTACAGACTCGCCTGCTGACACTATGCGATTGTCTACAGCAGGTAGCGCTAGAGTACACATCTCCGCTGGCGCCTTCGCCTTCCAGGAGGAGACGGAGATGTCATCGACGGCAGGGAGAATAATCCTCTCGCCCAGTACCTACGTTGACCTGACGAAGCAACTGAAGCTGCTCATCACCGACACCGATGGTACTGTAGAGGCCCAGATTTGGTATGACGCCTCTGAGGATAAGCTGAAGTTCAAGACAGCGGCAGGCGTAGAAACTATTACTTCCGCCTAGGAGAGCAGTATGGCAGCGACGAAGCAGAATATCAAAGACCTGTTCGCCCTGACGGGCAACAACGACCCTGTGACGGACTCGCAGCTAACCGCTGCCGACGCCTGGCTCGAAGACCACACGGGCACGAGCGGCCCCGATGCGCTGGTCGACCACCTCTACGCATACCTGGACCAGCAGGTCGTGAGCCACAAGCGGGCCACGAGTACGCACTCCTGGTGATGAAGGAATAGCTTCACCTTATGTCTTACATTGGGGATTACGCTGAGGATTACGCGACTCTCAACATCAAGTTTACGACAGCCGCGAATGGCGTTCCTACCACATTGGCAGGCACGCCTGTCGTCAGCGTCTACAAGGGAAATGATGTAACCCAGAGCGCGGCGGGCATCACGCTCACGGTGGATTTCGATTCTGTCACCGGAAAAAACAATGTCCTCGTTGATCTTTCAAGTGACGCCTTCTATGCGACTGGTCAGGATTACCAGGTGGTCATAACGACGGGGACCGTAGCTGGCATAAGCGTTGTCGGCTATGTGGTGGCGGAGTTCAGCATTGAGAACCGGTTTACGCGGGGCGCAGCTCAAATTGACAAGATGGCCTACGTTGGTCCCCACGGCCTCGGCGTTTGGATAGACGACGGGGCCGCGAACACCAACACCGTACTTGGAACAGACGGGACTCCGGACAACCCCGTCTCCACCATCGCGGCTGCCACGACGATTGCCGCTTCCCTCGGCTCCCAATTCTTCTACTTCATCAACGATACTCAACTAACGTTAGCCCAGACTTACGAGGGGTACGAGTTCATCGGCATCGGCATTATGAACAAAGTAACCCTCGACTCTCAGGATGTGGACAACAGCCACTTTGAGAGTCTCATCCTGACTGGGACCCAGGGTGGCACTCAGTTCATGCAAGCGTTTAGATGCCAGCTCCAGGCCCTTCTATCTGCGGAGATTGTCGCTCGTGACTGTGAACTCACGGGCGACATCACATTGAGGGTGGGCACGAATCACAGCTTTATCAACTGTAGCAGTGCCACTCCTGGCGGAGGTGCGCCGGACCTAAACTTCCCTGGTGCTGGGGGAGCAACAACGGTGAACGTGAGGAATTATTCTGGTGGACTAACGATCAAGAATGCCAGGTTGAACGATGTGATGAGCTATGACTGTCCCGCTGGCCAACTCATCATTGATGCAAGCTGCACCAGCCTAGAGATTCATGTTCGGGGCAACTGCACCATCACGGATAACGGCACGACCACGATCTTGACTCAGGATGCGGCGGTGACTCGGACCAGCATTAACGAAGAGGTCGTGGATGTGCTCGAGACTGATACACACGCCGAGCCCTCGGGCGTTGTGGCGGCCACGACCTCGATTAAGGACGCGCTTATGTGGCTCAAGGCGCTCAGTCGCAACAAAGGAACGCAGACCTCTACGACCAAGACGTCGCGGAACGATGCGGACGATGCTGATATAGGGACCGCAGCCATAAGCGACGACGGGACCACATTTACCAGAGAGAAGTGGAGCTGATGGCTGATAACACAACCCTCCCAGGAACCGGCGATGTATATGCCGCTGACGACCGTGGCGGGGTTAAGTATCAGAAGGTGCAGCTAGAGAGCCTCACCGCGCATAGTCCTCTTGTAGATGCCTTTGGGCGTTTACGTGTATCTGAGCCAACTACAATCTTTGACTCCAAGCTCCTGGGTGCTGACAGCGCGCCGCTATTTTGGGATGAGCAGCTTGAATCAGGCACAATGGCGACGACCACCCCCACCGCCAACAAACCGTATATCGACTTTACTTCGACCAACACCACGGCCGGTCTGCGCACTAGACAAACATTCCGACGCTTTAACTATCAGCCCGGGAAGTCGCAACTTATCCTCATGACGGGCGTGTTGGAGCTTGCCAGCGGTGTCAAGACCGGCTGTGAGCGCCGCATAGGTCTATTCGACGACGATAACGGGGCTTTCTTTGAATCTGATGCAGGTACGATAGGCATCACCACCAGGACGAAAGATTCAGGGAGCGCAGTAGATACGACTGTTGCGCAAACTAGCTGGAATCTCGATACCTTAGACGGGGGAGATGACGCTGCCAATCCTTCCGGATTCACTCTAAACGTGACGAAGGCCCAGATATTTGTGATCGATTTCCAGTGGCTCTCCGTAGGGCGCGTGCGCTTTGGGTTTGAGATAGAGGGCAGCATAGTCTATGTTCATGAAGTCGAGGTGGCGAACACCCTTACAATTCCGTGGTCCTCTACACCGAACCTCCCCCTTCGCTACCAGATCGTCACGACCACTGATTCCGGCGTCTGCTCAATGCGAGTCATTTGTTGCACGGTAATATCGGAAGGTGGGACGGACGACATCGGGATCGTCCGATACCATTCGACTGCCGGAGTGGGAGTAGTTACCAACGCAGAGAACTCCATCTTTGCTGTAGTAGGTGTTCGGCTAAAAGCTACTCATGTCGGCGCTACTATCAAGTTTCTCAAGGCCGCTATGCAGGTACACACAGCCAGCGAACTCCTTGAGTGGTTATTGGTATTCAACCCTACGGTAGCCGGGACCTTTACCTATAGTGATCTCGCTAATAGCGCTGTCCAAACGGCTGTTGGTGCAACCGCCAACACGCTCACGGGCGGCGTAATCGTGGACGGCGGATATATTGAAACAGGTGGAGGTGGGTCGGGGCAAGGTTCGGGTGGCGGTGAGCTAGCAAGTGCTCTGGCCTTGGGAGTTGCTATAGATGGCACGACTTTACGGACAGTTGTGCTCGCTGTTAGACCTATCGGCGGTGTATCTGCCGCGACTGTGGAAGGGTCACTGACCTGGCGAGAGATATTCTAAGGCCATGCCGCTTATACCGATATTCATACAAAATGAACTGGATACGAGTGACACTGATTTAGCTGATCGCCTATCGGCCTGGAACTTCTGTAGCGCCGATGACCACATTTTACCATTCTCGGACGGGAGCGTTTCCAACTTAGACAGACAGCACCTTTGGGGCATGTACACGGGCATCGTGGCTGCCGGCGCAATCGTAGAGCAGCAGCCTCAGACCGCCCTCGGATACCGGTCTGGTATTTTCAAGCGCAAGCGCTTCTTCGGGAGGACGTTTAACTAGATGGCGGCAGGGATACTGGACTCAAGCGGCTACAAGGTCAAAGCCAACGCGGGTGCGGCCTGGCAGCGCATCGCCTTCCCCGGCGCAGAGGGACATGGTGCTTTGGCCTTATCGACCTATGACCGGACCGACATTCGTGTCCACAAGGTCACGAATACCAACAGTAGCGGTGCTGGTAGCTTTGCCGACATCCTGACGAACCAGGTGACGGCAGGTAAGCTGGACATCATCGTCTTCACCACGGGTGGAACCATCACGGGGGCGGGTCCTGTAATTGCCACTGACGGTATCTACGTCGCAGGGCAGACTGCGCCTGGCGGCGGGATACAGACATATGGGATAGGGGCATATTCCACTGACCGTGACGGGTCGGCGCACAACATTGTCTGGAGGTACATGCGGATTCGCGCACCGAAGGGTACGCCTGGCCAGCAGGACTGTATGGGCATAAATGGTGGCCACGACATTATCATCGACCATCTATCTATGCAGTGGGGGAATGACGAGGTAGTACAAGTTTACGTCCTACAGCTGGCATCTGGTGGCACAGACACTTATGACGTTACGCTCCAACGCTGTTTCCTCTCAGAGGGGTTGGAGACTCATAGCAAAGGGATGTTGCTTGGGCGCGATCAAGATAACGACCCCTTGTACAGCGAGCCTCCTGTGGCGTTGACTTACCGCATTTCTGGTCACCATAATATCCTCGCCCACAACGAAGACCGAAACCCGCGCATCGCCGCTCAAGGTGTCCAATGGGTTAACAATGTCATCTACAACTTTAAAGATGGGGACCAAGGCGGTGCGGGAGGGCCAGAGGTAGACTACATCAACAATCATTACACCGAAGGCCCCTTTTCAAACGGCTCAAGCTTTGTTGAGTACCGCGCATCCCGGAGGGCGAACCAGATAGAGTGGACGGTCGATGCTAGTTTCTATGTGAGTGGTAATATATTTGGCTCTCACCCACCAAGCTCTACTCCCAATGCCGACCAGTGGGCTCTCTTTGAACACGGTTATACCACGTTGAATTTCTATACTGCCGGGGAAGAACTTCCTTCTGGCTGGCAGCGTGAGTCACCCCTAGCCGACCCTCTGGTCCCGATCAGAATCCAGTCCGCTGTCGATTCACGGGCTGACCTGTTAACAGATTGTGGGGCGCAGCATCAACTTCAGGCTGATGGCACCCTTTCCGACATTCAAGATGTCATCGACAGCGACATCGTCGACCACATCACCAACGGGACAGGGCCGAGCACCGAGTCGGCGAGGGACCATCCTGACGATTATGGTGGCGCTCCTTCCCCCGCTGCCGGCACACCCTGGACTGACACGTCGGGCGACAGTCTCCCTGACACGTGGCTGGAAGACAACGGGCTTGACCCTAGTATCGACTACGTTGCAAGCCCAACCAAGGCTGACGCTTATGACATCCCGTTCATCGAGCACTTCCTGCACGGGACCAAGATACGCTGGCGGCTGGATAAGATGGGGAGTGGCATGGCCCGTGGCATGGGCCGAGGAGTGCGGTAATGTCGGACATCCTGTTCAAGTACGGTGTAGCGAATGCTTTCGAGTTACCTCTTATAGATGCCGGCGCAACTGACTACGAGAGCACGCCCGTGACATTCGCCACCGGCGATATCAAACTCACAAAGGATGGCGGCGCCCTCGCCAACACGGACGCGACAGATACAACACATCTTGGCGAAGGCCTATACACACAGATTGTCAATAGTGCCGATGACACCTGCAAGCGCGGCGTTTTCAAGTTCGTGGACCAGACCGCGACGAAGGAGTGGGAAGATGACTCCCAGCGATTCTGGACATACGGACACGGTTCAGCGGAGTTCACCTTTGGAGCGTGAGTCATGAAGGAAGTCATGAAGAAGGTCATCCAGGAAGTTATGCCGTGGTGTGACCAGCAAGTCTTGAGGACTGGAAAAGGACATACTCCACTGCCGGTGCTCATGGGGACGGTCTATGATCTTCCAACAGATACATGGCACATCACCATCCATGCCAGGAAAGAGGGGGAGCGCAGGTACACTAAGGCACTCGTGCGATGGAAAATCCCCTCATCGGAGCCCTGGACGGTTGATGAGTTGAAGGAAGCCGTTACCAAGATTCTGACTGCGGGGTAAAGAATGGGTATCATTGCGCAGATAATGCTGTTATCCCAGGGGGCCGCAACCGTGCCCCCTGGGGTGCTGGTCCACCCACCCACTCTGCCCGTCATAGAAGACGCGCGCCTAGTAGCCGTCATAGAAGACGGGCGCGCGCTGACCATCATAGAGGAGACTCGCGAAGTGCCCCTGATCCCTGATAGCCGTGGAGTATAGCCGGAGGCGAAATGCCTAACTACTACACTGCCGACAACGTGAATCTAGGTATCCGCGCTACCCTGAATGGGAAGAAACACGCAATTACTTCAGCCACGGTCAGCGTGTGGGATGCGGTCGGAAACACCCTGCGAGTAAACGCCGCTGCCATGACCGTTAGTGCCGATGAGGCCACATACCAGGTTGCAACCAGCGTGACGGACGAGGTGGGTACATACAGAGTCGAGTACACCGTCACGTTGTCAGACGGCCAAGGGGTACTCAGTGCCCAAGATACGTTTGAAGTCTTGGTGAGGTTCTCGTAAATGGCTACGACTCTTCGCTCCACGATACGGAGGTTCCTCAGCGAGTTCGTCGGCGACTATCGAGCTCTCACCACGACGTCTGCGGGGCTCTCCGATGGCACTTCATGGGTGGACACCGAGTTGGCCAACCTGACAGAAGAAGACGACGGTCTCACGGGTTGGATAATCCCGACTGATGGGGACAACGGCGGGGAGATACGCCGCATCAAGGCCTCCGGAGGCTACGTGGCGTCTACGACCACGGGGGCGGTTAACTTCGCCTTCACCAACCAGGTCGCCAGTGGCGTCGGATATGAGCTACATTTCATCGATCCCGCCTTCAAACACAACGCCATCGATCGCGCCATCGAGAGCCTGTTCTCAGACCTCTACGTCTATGTTCGAGACGAGACCCTGGTCGTGGACAATCTGCTGCTCAATCCGAGCTTTGATGTCGGCACGTTCACCGACTGGACAGATATCGGCACACCGACCAAGGCGGCCGAAACCGCACGGCTCATCCACGGGATACGGTCCGCGAAGATAACAGCCTCGGGTGCCGTGGAGGGCCTTGAGCAGAACCTGTTCACCTCGGTCAACATCAACGAAATAGCAGGCCGCACGCTGCGTTTTGCAGGCTGGGTTTGGGCCTCGGTGGCCAGCGCGGCGCGACTCCGCGTCACTTTCGACGGCTCTACGTACTCAAACGGCGCCTACCACAGTGCGGGCAGCGAGTGGGAAGGACCTGGCGTGACCTTGGTGGACGCCGCAGTGCCCGTCGACGCTACCGAGATGACCGTTAGCTGCGAGGTCGCGGACGGCGAGACGGCCTACTTCGATGCCGTTCACGCCTACGTGGGGGCGCCTATCGTGCAGTACACGCTACCAACGACTGTCCGGACACTGCTGGGCATACAGGTTCAGGCTGAGATGAATCGCCCCAAGGGCAACTACTTCCCCCTGAGCGAGAATGTAGCACCCGCCTCTGGCAGGATACTGAGGCTCATCGGTCTGAATACGCTCACTCTACCCACGGTGGATACCGACGTTGTGGAGATTGATGGCGAGCAGGTCGACCTCTTGGTGGCCAGAGCGGCTGAAATCCTGGGTAGGACCGAATACGCCCGCACCCGCGATCCTTGGTACAAGGAGATTCAAAAACTGGGCCAGGATGAGGTGGCCTTGCTGCTGCCCCATGCCCGCATGCCCCGGCTGGCGGCATCCAGGCGGTTCGGGTGGAGTCAGCAGAGAGATAGCGTTTCCCCATTTAATCGCTTCCTCATACTGGAACGCTGATGAAGCTTAAGCTCAATGGCGAAACCTATGAGGTCGTCCAGCGGCGTGTTCGGCGCAACGGGCGGGACGCACTTGTCCCTGTTGAGGAATATGATGTTGAGCTATTCACAGAGAGCTTTGATACCCTCGGAGGGCAGAGTCAGGAACGCATAGGGCCCTACACTACCAAAGTCCATCCCAACCTCAGTCATGGCTTTGGGCGGAACCGCGTGGCGTCGGACAGCGCACGCAATCCAGACGAGTACCGGCGCTTCTATGACTCCACCTGTGACACAAGACGGGCGGGTGACATCCGTCTGCCTATCCGGTCTGAGCCAACCATCCACAGTGGTCTGGAAGTCCTGCGCGCCATGACTGATTTCAAAGCGGGCGCGTGGGGCCTCTGGGAGGACGCGGCGAGTGCCAATATCGTTTCTCGTGAGTTGACGGGCTCTACCCTGACCTGGGGTGGTGGCGGCACGGTGGCCAGCGGCACCACGGCCGTGGCCCTCGACCTTATCCCGCACAAGACAAAGCTTCATGCCCTCTACGCAGTGACTAACGACCACGTTGCGGAGTTCAGCACGGACGGGATTACGTGGACGGCGGCCACCACGGCTATCGGCCTCAATCTGTTGTCCAACTCCGTCACAGCCCACGAGGACATCGACGCTGGGTTACTCGTCGAGATTGGCGGCGAGCTTGTCGCCGTTGTGTGGCATGAGGCGGCTGGCACCATCACGTTCTATAGCAGCAGCAACGATGGCGTGGACTGGACCGATGAAGGTGTGGACATCGCTAGCGGCAACGGCCCCCAGGGCGTGGCTGTGTTACTCGGTGTCGACAACGAGGACAAATTATTTTTGGCTTCTCGTGAAGGCCTCTGGGAAATCGACACCGCACCGGGCACCTGGACGACCCGCAAGGTCTTCTCACTCACAGCCCATAGCGACAACGGACGCCGCATGACCGTCCACTCGGACGGGGCGTTGTGGTTCCAGCAGGGCGTGGACGACGATAGCACGCCTATCACGTACCGGATGTTCACAGCCGATGGCGCGCGTCGCTTCGAGGTAGTGCCTAACGACTTCAGTGACGGCGATGGCGTGGTCACGGAGATGCTTGGTCCCATCAGGGCGATGCACTCGTCGGGCGGCTTCCTCTACGCCTCTATTGGCGGTGGCAAGGCTGGGCGACAGGCCCGTCTGATCGCCCACAACGGCAAGGGCTGGCACTCCATGCACCGCCACGTCGTTGCGAACCAACAGATCGAGCCCATCTATGTGTCGGCCGAGGATGATGGGACACCGCGTCTGCTCTTCGCGATCCGAACAGCAACCGACACAGCCGAGGTCAAGTTCCTCGGTCAGCCCAATGCGAACCCGCAGTCGGGTGTGAGCATCAACCGCGAGGACGATGGCTACATCGACCTCCCCTTCATCGACGGCGGGATGCCGCTCATATCCGGTGCATGGCTGCGCGTGGGTGTAAGCGCCGATGGGCTGTCGGTGAGTACGTCGGGCGAGTACATCGACGTCAATTACGGCAAGGACGGTGAGGCTCGCACCGCCAACGACGCGGGCGATATCCTGAGCGCCACCAGCGCGCTACGCCTGCCCTCCGCCACTCCAGGCCAGGGTGAGGCGAGCAACGCCTTCGGCGTCCGTCTTGTGCTGAACAGGGACAACACCGCTGTCTCGTTCGACGCTGCGAGCTCCGACACTAGCGCGGCAGCTAGCTCCAACACCCATTCTCACACCACGGGCTCGGGCTCGAATAGGGCGTTGATAGTTAGCGTGAGTGCGCATGACAACGTTGAGGCGGACGCGATTCCAACCGGTGTGACTTACAACGCAGTGGCCATGACCAAAATTAACAGCACCACGAAAGCTAACTTTGGCGGTTTTCTTGGCATCTCCATGTGGTATCTGGCGGCACCCGCTACAGGAGCGAACGACGTAGTTGTCACCTTTAATGCCGCTGTAACGCATAGTGTAATCGGCGCGGTGTCGTTTGCAGGGGCACGCCAGTCCCCGCCTGTCGGGGTTGGTACACTTACTGGCGGCGAGGGCACGTCAGCAACACTCGATATTCTTTCAGGCCCCGATGACATGGTGATGGACACGCTCTGCTTGGACTCTGCCACTGTGGCGCAGGCCGTTACTGTTGGCGGCTCACAAACATCGCGCTGGAACACGGATAACGACAACATTCTAGGCGCTGGCAGTACAGAGACGGGTGCGGACGGCACCAGCACGATGTCATGGTCGTCCTTCTCTAACTCTGCACCCTACTTCCTGATGGCCGCGGTCATCAACGCCGTAGGCGACACCGACACGCCGAAGGTCAAGGATGTGGGGATCAACTACCTGAAGATTCCCCCGACCCTCGAGGGGTATATCTTCACCGTGGATGTGGCTCAGTCCACAGGGACTCCCGAGAGAGTCATCGCGAATCTGAAGGCTGCTCGTGACTTGCAGGCTCTTCCCATACTGTCCTATGGGCGGTCCGGTGATCGCTTCGTGAAAGTCCGAGACCTACGGTGGCTGCCGGAAATCACTGATGCAAGCGCGTCGGGGTCTATCGCACCCGACGCGCTTGCGCAGAGAGCAGGCTACGTTGAGGTCCGGGCAGAAGA